TACTCTAGGTAATACTGCTACTACACACGTAGTTTGCACTGACGCTAAGATGGTGCTTATTGAAACAAGTCATGCTTTAGACATTGGGTTTGCAACAGCAGAGGCTGATATTACTGATAATGATATTATGCTTCCTGCTGGTGTACATACTCTTGTAGTTCCTAAAGCTATAGGCAATGCTACTATCCTAAACTATAGACGGGGTAGTGGTTCAAGTACATTAGTACGTGTAGTATTATCGTAACTTAATACTTGACATGGTGTGACATTTATGATACACTTTAAACATTCAACGACCTCGCTATTGTATAATAGAGTATGCATAGCGGGGTTGCACTAATAGCTGTATAAATTTTAACTTGAACATGGTATAACTGACTTATGACTTAGGTATCAACTAGCATAAGGAGACTATACCATGTTCAAGAATTTACTAAAGACATTACAAAAACATCAACAGAGACGAGCAGAATACTGGCAGTTAAATAACTTGACAGATGAAATGCTTAAAGACATAGGAATGACACGTGGTGAAATCAACTACAGGTTCTACAAAGAAGAAACCGAAGTCAACAGTTAATGCGGCGGGTAATTATACTCAGCCTACTAAGCGTAAGCGTATTGTTGCTTCAGTTAAAGCTGGATCAAAAGGTGGTCGGCCCGGTCAGTGGTCGGCCCGTAAAGCACAACTTGTCGCTTCTCGTTATAAAAAATCAGGTGGAGGATACACAACATGAAGGGCGTAAAGCACTATAAGAAAGATGGTACTGAACATAAGGGCGGTACTCATAAAATGCCTGACAGTTCTCTACACACAGGTAAGGCTCACAGCAAGACAAGTGTGAAGTTATTTCATTATAAAGACCTAAGTAAAGCAGCAAAGGCTAAAGCAGATGGCACTAGCAAAAAGTCAAAAAAGTCTTAAGAAGTGGACTAATCAGGACTGGAGAACTAAGAGTGGTAAGCCCTCTACACAGGGGTCTAAAGCTACTGGTGAACGCTACCTTCCTGCTAAAGCTATTAAGTCTCTTTCTAGTGCTGAGTATTCTGCTTCAACCAGTGCCAAACGAAAAGGCACGGCTGAGGGCAAACAGTTTGTGGCTCAACCTAAAAAAGTTGCAGACAAAGTAAAAAGGTATAGGAAAACATAATGCCAGAGATTATTATGGAACGTGTACTAAAGTGGCAGTTAATGCCTCGTATTATGATGCTTGCAGTAACGGTACTTAGCTACCAAGCAGTTCATTGGTTTATGAGTTTACCTGATCCATCTATTCAGCAGTCTGGCCTAGTGTCAGTTTGTATGGGTGCTTTAACAGGGTGCTTTGCTGTATGGCTAGGGAATGAAAAGAAATGATAGGCCAAATCTTTGGATCACTTGTAGGTTTAGCAACAAGCGTTATTGATGGTAAGACTCAAGTTAAACTAACAGAAGCTGCTATGAAGCAGAAGCAGATTACTGGTGAGATTGATTGGGACATTGCTGCTATTAAGGCCACAGAGAATAGCTGGAAAGATGAGTGGATTACATTATTGTTTTCTGTTCCATTGATCTTAGCATTCTGTGGAGAGTGGGGCAATGAGATTGTCACTGCTGGGTTTGTAGCTTTAGAGGTAATGCCTATGTGGTATCAAGTTGCTCTTGGTGGTATTGTCAGTGCATCAATAGGGATGCGTTCAGTGAGTAAGTTCTTTGGAAAAAGCTAATATCATATCCTTCCCTCAACTAAGTAACGTAATACGTTTTCCTGAGTTGAGTAGTATAGACAAGCAGTATATAGAACTAGAGCAACAACAACAAGTAATAGAAGAACAGCGTAAGCTAATAGAGGAAAGTAAGAATGTTTAGACTATCAACACGCAGCATGAGTCGGCTTGAGGGTATTAACCCAGACTTGATTACTGTAGTTACTGAAGCAATTAAACTAACTAACGTAGACTTTGGTGTGACATGCGGTATGCGTACCGTAGAAGAGCAAGAGAAGCTAGTTGCTAGTGGTGCCTCACAAACTATGAAGAGTAAGCACCTAGAGGGCCGTGCAGTTGATCTGGTGGCCTATGTAGGCTCTAGCGTTACATGGCAGTTGAACATGTACGATGATTTAGCTGATGCAATGGCTGCTGCTGCACGTAAGTTGAATGTTCCTATTAAGTGGGGAGCAGCTTGGTCTGTAGGTAACATTGCTGAGTGGGATGGTACTATGGAAGATGCAATGAATAGTTATGTAGATTTACGTAGGTCACAAGGGCGCAGACCTTTTATTGATGCACCTCACTTTGAGATGATGTAAGGGATTATTAATGGCACGTAACCTAACAGAAAAACAACAGACATTTCTTAATGTTCTAATGGATGCAGCGGGTGGTGATGTTCTTACTGCTAAACGCATGGCAGGATATGCTGACAGCTACAGTACAACTGAAGTTGTTAATAGTATGAAGGAAGAAATCTTAGATGCAACTCAAAGCTATATGGCGAGGAACGCACCGAAAGCTGCTATGGCTATTGTGGGGGGTCTATATGATCCCACTGAGCTTGGCCTTAAAGATAAAGTTGCTGCTGCAAAGGAACTACTGGATCGTACTGGATTGGTTAAAACAGAGAAGCTCCAAGTAGAAGCTAAGGGTGGTGTCATGTTGATGCCAGCTAAGAATAAAGAGATGTGTGAATGTGGAGAGTCTGTAAACGAATGCATGTGTAATGACTAAGCCACTTGGTAAGTGGAAGTTACCTCAACCTACAGACGTACAAATAAATAAAGAGTGGGTGGATATTCCTAGAATAGCACGTACAATACCTTTCGGCTACGAAGTTGACCCCGACGATAGTGGCATACTAAAACCTATACCTGACGAGCTTAACAAGCTACAGCAAGCAAAGAAGTACTTAAAGCAATACTCATACAGAGAAGTTGCTAATTGGTTAAGCGCACATACGGGTAGAAGTATATCACACGTAGGGTTAATGAAACGGGTCAAACATGAGCGAAGCAGAAAACAACAAGCTACAAGCCTACGCCGATGGGCAGAATATGCGGAAGCGGCAATCGCCAAAGCGGAAACCATCGAAACGAAAAGGCTCGACTGCGAAAGTAAAGCCGAAGAAACAACTGCCTCAGCCTAATATAATTGAGCAACAGTTTATTTCACAAGTAGAAGAAGAACATAATGTTATCTTCAAACCAAATGAAGGGCCACAGACAAACTTCCTTGCAGCAGGAGAACGGGAAGTCTTGTATGGAGGAAGTGCTGGTGGGGGTAAGTCTTACGCTATGCTTGCTGATCCTTTGCGGTATATGGGTAATCCCAGCTTTAGTGGCCTACTACTGCGTCACACAACAGAAGAACTAAGAGAACTTATTAGTAAATCACAGGAAATGTATCCTAAGATTTGGCCGGGAATTAAATGGTCGGAACGTAAGATGCAGTGGACTGCACCATCAGGTGCTACACTTTGGATGAGTTATTTAGATAAGGATCAGGATGTTACTAAGTATCAAGGATTGGCATTTAGTTGGATTGGTTTCGACGAACTTACCCAATGGGCTACACCTTTTGCTTGGAATTATATGAGAAGTCGTTTGAGATCAGCAGACGTTGAACTCCCTCTTTGTATGAGAGCCACTACAAACCCCGGCGGCAGAGGACATCACTGGGTAAAGAAGATGTTTATTGATCCTGCACCTGCAGGTAAGTCATTTGTAGCTACGGACATTGATACAGGTGAGCAACTAAAGTACCCTGCAGGACACGCTAAAGCAGGTAAAGCATTATTTAAACGTAGGTTTATACCTGCAAGACTAAGAGACAATCCATACCTATCACTACAGGGTGACTATGAGGCAATGCTTCTATCGTTGCCAGAACAACAACGTAGACAATTACTAGATGGTGATTGGGATATTAAAGAAGGCGCAGCCTTTACTGAGTTTAACCGACACACACATGTCATTGAGCCTTTTGAAATTCCTAATAACTGGGTTAAGTTTAGAGCTTGTGATTACGGTTACGGAAGTTACACAGGAGTACTATGGTTTGCGGTTAGTCCTAATGAGCAGTTGGTAGTATACAGAGAACTATATGTATCTAAAGTACTAGCTGTAGACTTAGCTGACATGGTACTTGAGTTAGAGGCTGGTGATGGTAACATGCGATACGGAGTACTTGACTCTTCCTTGTGGCATAAACGTGGTGACACTGGCCCTAGTCTAGCAGAACAAATGATTATGAGAGGGTGTCGTTGGCGTCCATCAGATAGAAGCAAAGGCTCACGTGTAGCTGGTAAGAATGAAATACACAGGCGTCTGCAGGTAGATGAATTTACAGAAGAGTCACGGTTAGTGTTCTTTAACAACTGCACTGAAACAATTACACAGCTACCTGCTATACCATTGGATAAAAAGAATCCAGAAGATGTTGATACCCATGCCGAAGATCACTTGTATGATGCATTGCGGTATGGTATAATGTCAAGGCCACGGTTTAGTATCTGGGACTTTGATAGTCGTGGCACTCCTGCAAACAGTATGCCTGTAGCAGATTCTAAATTTGGATATTAAGGAAACCTAAATGGAAGAAGATAACACATTCATTGAAGACGAGTCTATTGCGTTAGAAGACACAGAGCAATCGTCTGTAGATGATTATAAAACTAACAACATTATTCCTTACATCATGGGACGATACAAACGTGCAGAAGACTATCGGCAACAAGATGAAGATCGTTGGTTAGATGCATACAGAAACTATCGTGGTATCTATGGACCAGAGGTGCAGTTTACTGAAGCTGAAAAGTCAAGGGTATTTATTAAAGTAACTAAAACAAAAACACTCGCCGCATACCAGCAGCTTGAGTCTATTATGTTTGCTAATAATAAGTTTCCTCTTACTGTTGATCCTACTGAATTACCAGAGGGTGTAGTTGCAGATGTACACTTTGATCCTAAAGAACCAGATCAGATTAAAGAATCAGAAGTAGATGATCCAGTAAGTCCGTATGGATTTAAGGGTGACGGTAAAGAACTAGCTGCAGGTGCTACATCTAAGACACTTGGTGAAATGCTAGGCCCACTTACAGATAAACTAAAAGACATTGATGGATTAAAGAAGGGCATAGGTATGACCCCTACTGCTATTACCTTTAGTCCTGCAATGATTGCTGCAAAGAAGATGCAGAAGAAAATACAAGATCAACTAGAAGAATCAAACGCAAGTAAGCACCTACGTAATACTGCATTTGAGATGGCCCTGTTTGGTACGGGGGTAATGAAAGGCCCGTTTGCTATAGACAAAGAGTATCCTAACTGGGATGACGAAGGCAACTACGATCCTACAATTAAAACAGTACCACAAGTATCTCACGTATCTGTGTGGAACTTCTATCCAGACCCCGATGCAAACAACATGGATGAAGCACAGTATGTTATTGAGCGTCATAAAATGTCACGTTCACAGATGCGTCAGCTTAAACGGCGTCCATTCTTTCGTAGTTCAGTAATTGATGATGCTATTGAACTAGGTGAGAACTACAATAAAGAATCATGGGAAGACGATCTTTCTGACTATGCACCTGAGTACGGTGTAGAACGTTATGAAGTGATTGAATACTGGGGTGTTGTAGACGTTGGTATGCTAGAAGAGCAGGGTGTAGACATTCCCTCTGAGCTTAGTGATGTAGATGAACTACAAGCTAATGTTTGGATTTGTAATGGTAAACTACTGCGTATGGTAATTAATCCATTTAAACCTGCACGTATTCCTTATCATGCTGCCCCGTATGAACTTAATCCCTATAGCTTCTTTGGTGTAGGTATTGCTGAGAACATGGATGACACACAGACCCTAATGAATGGGTTTATGCGTATGGCTGTAGATAATGCTGTACTGTCTGGTAACTTACTTATTGAGATTGATGAAACAAACTTAGTTCCCGGTCAAGACTTATCTTTGTATCCCGGCAAAGTATTTAGGCGTCAGGGTGGCGCACCGGGACAGGCAATCTTTGGTACTAAGTTTCCTAATGTTGCAGGAGAAAACTTACAACTGTTTGATAAGGCACGTGTACTAGCAGATGAAAGCACTGGCTTTCCTAGCTTTGCACATGGGCAGACAGGTGTTCAGGGTGTAGGGCGCACGGCTTCAGGTATCAGTATGCTTATGGGTGCGGCACAAGGTAGCATTAAATCTGTTGTCAAGAACATTGATGACTATTTGTTGCGGCCTTTAGGGGAGGGACTCTTTCGCTTTAATATGCAGTTTGACTTTGATCCTGAAATTAAAGGTGACTTAGAGGTTAAAGCACGTGGTACTGAAAGTCTTATGGCTAACGAAGTACGTAGCCAGCGTCTTACACAATTCATGCAGATTGCTGCACAACCATCACTAGCACCATTTACTAAGTTCCAATATATCATTAGGGAGATTGCAAAGTCCCTTGAACTTGATCCAGACAAAGTAACTAACAACATGGATGAAGCTGCTATACAGGCAGAGATAATGAAGGGCTTTCAACAGGAACAACCACCTGCACCACAGCAAGCAGGTCAACCACCTGTAGACCCATCAGGGGCTGGTGGAGCAACCATAGGTACGGGTGGAGTACCAGCACCGGGACAACAAGGATTTACTGGAAATGAACAACCACAACCACAACAACCTGCTCAACAGCCTCAAGCCGCTGGTGGTCAACCCGCAGGAGTGGGACCAATTCAATAAATATATTGAAGACTTAATTAAAAACCAACACAGAACTATGGAACAAACAGATGATACAGCCGTAGTTTTTAGAGCGCAAGGTTCTATACACACGTTACGCAGATTACTTTTACTCAGGGAAGAGGTACTACAAAATGGGTCTAATGGATAAACAAACTCAACAAGCATTTGCACTAGGTGGATTTAAAGATGAGGGTGGGGAGTTTGATGAGAAGTCAGGCAATCGTGTACCCGTAGGCGGCACTAAGAAAGGTGTACGTGATGACATACCTGCTAATGTAAGTGAGGGTGAGTTTATTTTTCCTGAAGATGTAACTCGTTATATTGGTTTAGAAAACCTAATGAATCAACGGCAAGAAGCTAAGATGGGCCTACAGAAAATGGATGCTATGGGACAGATGGGTAATGGCGATGAAGCCACTATGCCTGATGACATGCCTTTTAATATGGCTGATCTTGTAGTTGTTGGTGGGCAGGGTGAGCCTATGGAGTTTGCTGATGGTGGGTTTGTACCAGCACAGAACTTTGAACATGGGGGTGTGCCACACACTACTGAAACTTTAGACACTGCTTATGTACCTACCTTTAAAGCAGAAGAAGTGCCTGACTACGAATCCTATATGAATAGCGTAGGTGTTACATCTAAAGAATATAAAAATGCTGAAGGTGAAACTCAAGTTATTACATTTATTAATGGCTTACCTACTATACCTATTCCTGAAGGATATACTTTAGTTGTTGCTGGAACAGGTACATCTACAGGTACAGTTACTCCTGCTGCTGCTGTTGTTAATACAGTTAATACAAATAATGATAAAAGATTTAAAGATAATGACGATCCCTACACTGAACCAGAAGTACAAACAATAGACTACAACAGTATGACACCAGCAGAATTTGCTGCTAGGATGGAATACGAATCAAGTAAAACATATCAGTTAGGAAAAGGTCTCGGTCTTGCTATAGCTTCAATAATTCCACTTGGCGGTGCGTTAGCATATGCAGGTATGCGTTCACATGCTCGTAAAATGGAAACTACTATGAGGAATTTAATTAAAAATGCACCTACTCAAGCATTAAAAAATGAATACACTCAAAGTTTAAATTCTTATTTAAAAGCAAATGGTTTAAAAAATGCTGCTGATGCTAATATACTAGGAAGAATTATTGATGGGGTTATGGTAGACACAGGATTTACTGTAGGCCAAGGTAAGGCGGGTGGAACTGCTGCAGCACAGGCTGCTTCAACGGGTACTTTAGGAGAGCAACCT